ATCGCCGCTTACTCGCTTAAGAGCGTCGTCGTCGGGATGCTGCTGGCATTCGTGTCTATTGCGATCATGTTGCGGCTGGCTCTCCTGATGCGCTTGCCCGCCACGTTCGTCTTCAAGGCGTGCCTTTTCATTGTGAACGTGAACAACGGATTTCTTTGGCTCGACGCCATTTTGTTGTACCTTTTTGTCGAGAGGAGCCTGAAGACCACCGGGATCTTTGGCATGCGGGACATCGCGACGGGCATGCGTGCCTACAGGTGGATGTTCTTCACGTGGTACTGCACCATGATCGACTCGGTGACAGCGCGGTTCCGCCCGCGCACCAACGCGCTCGCGGAGCGCCTTGTTGGTTGCTTGATGGTCCATGATGATGAGCGTCAAACAGGTGACGGCGATGAGAGCTTGATCGACGACGAGCCGGTCCGTGACCGCCGGCGCTTCCGGTTCGAGCCCGCCATTTGGTTTTCGAGGATGGCCGCTAAAGTGCCGCGACCAGCTTGGAGTTCCGGCGGCAGCGAGGAACTGATTGAGATGGTGGAATCGACACAGTTGTTGTCACCCGCCCCGAGCACCATTGTCGCCGGCGTCTGGAAGACGATCTTCGACCGGGACGGACGAGTCATCGAGTCGGAGCCGAAGAAGTCCCGTAAGGTGAAGCTCCACTCCGTGACCCACAGCCACGGTGCCGCTCCTTGCAGCCGGACGAGATGCCGTGACCGGTACGAACCGAGATGCAACGACTGCGCGTCGCACATCTACACCCCCGGTTCCCGTTGCCCCTTCTGCGTGTTCCCTGAGCTCTGTGCGATGAAGAGCTTCCATGAGGCACCCACTGGCCGCTTCGTGTTGCCCTCGCCGTTGGTTTTGAACCGGGTCATCAAGTTTGAGAAACCGGAGTCCATACGGTCAGAGCACATATACAACCCGCCGACAAGGCGTGTACAGGAACGGCTTGCGGGCCCGTACCTATTGGGCGTGCATCTGGGCCCAATTTACCCGGTGGTCGTTGGCTGTGGCAGCGACTCGATCGAGGCAGCTCAGAAGCTTCGGATGCTCAAGTTGAGCCCGACGCCCAGCAGTCACGCGATCGACCTGGTCCGTCAGAGGTACCTCGCCATCCGCGAAACCTTCCCCGCCATCGTGATGCTGAGCCAGTTTGACTATGTCATGGCAATGGACAGCTCCAAGCGAGAGGGGGTCCGTGAGGCGCTGGCTGAGCGGAGTCGGAATTATGGCAGGAGTAGATTTGACGTCTTCGTCAAATTCGAGAAGCTTACCGACAAGGTGAGCAGGGACCCGTTCCGCCTTGAGGCACCACCCTCAGTTAAGCCGCGCCCGATTCAATTCAAG